TTGAATCGGACGAGTCTGTGGCTGCTTATAACTACATGCTCACTGTGATCGGAAATGTGTTGACACAGACAGCTCCAACCATAAACTATCAGACACTAAACGGTGATAATTCTACTGCCACAGTGGCTCAATATTTCAACAGCGATCTTACAGCAGAAGCTGATGCCCTGACCACAGTGACAGCAAGTGTCACACTTATTACAAATGCTATCACTGCACGAGCAGCAGCTGTTACAGCACCACAGATAGCAGCGGCCATAGCCAGCGTACCAGCAAGACGCAGTCCTAGCAATCTGATCAATATAGCTACCGGACAGTATCGTGAAACACTACCAATCATTGTGCCAGAACAAACTTGTGTGATCGGAGACGAATTGCGTTCAACTAACGCAGGCCCAGCAGGCAGCTTGACTAACAGATCTGATGCAGGCTACAGCGTAGGTGCATTGACTAGATTGCAAACAGTGGTTGATCAGATCGTAAGAGGTGCCAACGTCACAGAAAGCGCTGGCAACACATCAGTTCAAAGTGCATCATTCCCATACGCTACCACCGACGAAGCAGCAGATGCATCACAGTTGGTCAGAATCATGCAGCATCAGATTGATTTCAAGATCAGTTCCACGTTCATGGTAAGTTCTGCTAATCCTACTGGATACAACTCCTCATTCTTAACAGGGTTTGGAGATGCTAGAACACTGCTGCGTGAAAACAAAGAATTTATCAAAGAAGAAATTACTGCGTTTTTAACAGTGAATTATCCTGCAGTGAAATACAGCAGAACCAAATGCAAACGTGATGTGGCATTTATCGTTGATGCCATGGACTATGATTTGACTTACGGCGGAACCTGGGCCACTCTAGTAGCTGGCACAGCATATTTTGACGGTGACAACAGCACAGCGTTACAGATTGACAGTACAGAAATTGCAGCCACAGTGGCTGCCTACGCTAGATTGAAAGAAATTGTGCAACAGATTATTGCCAACACCGGAGTAACAAAATCCACAGGCAATGCTGCCACACAGTGGACTGACAGCACAAACTTAACTGGAGGTTCTGCTGCTAATGCCACAGTGGGCTCATTAGTAGATATCATTACCAACATTATTCAAGGTGATTCTACTGAGTCTATAACTCCACAGATCACAGTAACCACCATAGCTACATCAAATACTTTAACTAGTAATAACCATGGATTAAGTGTAGGTGATGCAATAATACCGAGAGAAACTGGCAACGGATTAACCAACGGTATTAAGTATTGGGTAGTAGGCACAGTGAATACTAACACATTCCAACTTGCAGCCACATATGGCGGTACAGTGTTGACATCATTCATCGACGGCGCTGGCATTAGCATACCTGTGGAAGTTATAGACTATCCTACAGCAACCAACGGTGTAACTTCGACCACTGCATTGATAGCAGCCGCAGTGACACTAGATGCTGCACAAGAAACCATTGTTCAAAATGTTGTAGATGATTTAAATGCAGTGGCATGGCACACTGACTTTGTAGTAGATGAAACATCATTCACCTCAACAGATTTTAGAATCTACGTTGGTAAACATACTCTAGCACATACCTATGTCAGCGGAGGAATTGTAATTAAAGCCAGCGGAGCAACACTAGCAATCAGTAATTTTGTCTATAATAACTCTACTGGATATGCTATAGTAACTACTGCAACACACGGACTGGCAGCAGGTGATATCGTTAACATATCAAGCATCACTGTATCTTGCTTGTCATCAGGTGGCACAGCCTTTAATGCAATATTTCCAAATGCCTACAAAACTGACGGTGTCACTCCTAAGATTCAATATCTACAAAACAAGTGTATTAGAGACACTCGATTGATATTAGAAGCTGTGATGTTTGACTTTATGTTCAACAGCAACTTTAAAACTAGAGAAGCAGCATATAGTTATCTAAGAGCTACAGCAGTAGATGTATTTGTAGGCAACCAAAAAACCATTACTAGAGATGCATTATCCAATGCCAAGACAGAAGCACTAGCCAACGTGGGCGGCAATGCAACTGCACAAGCTCGTATTGAAACACTAATGACTATGGTAGATGACATAGTGTTTGGCGCTACCAATGAAGGCAGTCGTTGTGCCACAGGCAACAGAATGGTTGATTATGCTGTGTTGCAATTAGAGCGCAACAGATCATATATTGTGGCAGAAATCGATGCTTACATCGATTCAACATACACTACCACAGTCTCAGCAGCTACAGCGGCCACTGACTTGTTCACTTGCACATCAACAGCATGGATGACAAGAAACGCAGCTATAAGATTTACTGGCACAGTATTTGGCGGAGTAGATACTACCACAACTTACTATGTGCAGAATGTGGTTAGTTCAACTACCTTTAAGATTGCTACCACAAGAGATTCAAACACAGCGTTTGATATTGTCAGCGACGGCAGTGGTTCGATGACAGTGGCTCTGTTCTACAGCAGTACAGCCTGCCTCAGAGATGTCAACACCTACATCGATGCACTCAAATATGACTTGAAATATCCAGGCAATTACAAATCTAGATACGCAGCCAGATATTACGCCAACAGTGTAACAGGCAGCTTGGAAGAAGATATGTATTATCTCAGAGATGCTACCGGCGTTAGAGATCAAACTCTGCAAGGACTTACTGGAGATCTACTAGCACCTAATGAATTTGGTACTTCTAGAGTAAGTGCAGGAGCATATGCAAGTCTTGATCCAGGATGGGGTCCAGAGGATTACCGTACCTGGATCATCACACGTTCACCATATGTACAAGGTGTAACTACTCTAGGTACAGCTTGTGTTGGTCAAAAGATTGATGGCTCATTACACAATGGTGGTAACGATTCTATAGTCAGCAATGACTTTACACAGGTTCTAAGTGACGGTATTGGAGCATGGATCACTAACAACGGTCGTGCAGAACTTGTTTCGGTGTTTGCTTACTACAATCACGTAGCATACCTAGCCGAAAACGGCGGCCGTATTAGAGCTACCAACGGCAACAACTCATACGGTGATTTTGGTTCTGTGGCAGAAGGGTTTGACGCAACAGAAATCCCAGTTACTGGCGTAGTAGACAACCGACTAGCGTTTGAAGCCGTGATTGATCGGGTCATCACTGACGGGTCTGCCTTGATTCAAATAGAATTTCAAAATGCAGGTATAGATTACACAGAAGTCGTTTATACACTCACAGGCGGCGGCAGCGGACAAGTTGTTGAGATTGATGAATTCCGTGACGATGCTGTGTTTGAAGTTCGCATGTTGGATCTTGTTGAAGACAGTACGAATGCTCCAGAGGCCGAAGGCAATCTTGGTGGATTTGGATATATCACCAACTCCAACACCGCACAAGGTGGTACTTCTACTTCAGTTACTATCGCTGCCACAGACGGAGAATCCAGCACTGCTTACATAGGTATGAAAATTGTGCTCACAGGCGGAGCGGGAGTAGGGCAGTTTGGTATTATTAACACATATAATTCAGGCACTAAAGTAGCAGGGTTGATCAAAGAATCAGACGGTACAGCTGGATTTGATCATTTAATAGCAGGCACAGCCATTGTCAGCCCAGACGCTTCGAGTACCTACATCATAGAACCTAGAGTGACGTTCTCTGCGCCTGGATACACCAGCACAGCAGCCACACTACCAACCAGCGGTACTTGGAGTGCTGTGAAATATGGTGAAACTGCTGCGGTTTACACATCGGTCACAGGCACCTATGTAGGAAACGGCTCAGGAGCTACATTCACAGTGATACGCAATGGATGGAAATATACACCATCTGGACAGGGTGCTGGAACAGGTTATGCGAGATTACAGACTATAACCATACTAGGAACCAGTCTCGGCGGAACCACACCTAATAATGATCTAGTGATAACAATCACCGCAGTAAATTCTACCACAGGCGCTATCTTAGATTTTGATCACGCAGGTTATGGCATAGGTGGTAGATATGTGGCCCTAAGAAGCGGAAGCACTGTAGGCGCAACTTCAGAAGATGGTATTTTGTGGACCACAAGAGCCAGCTTGATGCCGAGCGGAGCGAACTGGTCAGCTATGACCGCAGGTTTGTTTGATGACGGTTCTTCTGCGGGCAAAATCAGCAGGTTTGTGGCGGTAGCAGGAACTAGTGCTAACACCACATCTGCTTACAGTGAAGATGGTATCACATGGACTGCTGCCAGTATGCAAACTTCTGCTACATGGGTGGGAGTGACGTTTGGTGCTCAAAAATTCGTAGCTGTTAGCAGTGATGTGACCACAGTGAGAATCAGCAGTGACGGTGAGAATTGGGATCAAACTGGTACATTAACTACCACTGGATTCACAGCTATTGCCTACGGCAAAAATAGATTTGTCGCAATCAAGAGCGGTACTAATGTGACTAATCATGCTACATCGACTACCGTTGCGGGAACATGGACTGCAGGAACATTGCCAAGTTCTTCAAATTGGAACAGCATTGCTTATGGTAACAACAGATTTGTTGCGGTATCCAACACTAGTGGTACCGTAGCTGCCTATAGTCTAGACGGCATCACTTGGACAGCCAGCACATTGCCAGCAACAGCATCATGGACCAAGGTCACATACGGCCAGGGAGTGTTCCTTGCTGTAAGCACAACCACAGCAGCAGCAACATCACCTGATGGAGTTACTTGGACCACAAGAACAACCAGCACAGCAGCAAGTGGATTCTCTGCAGTGACTTTTGGTAACAGAAATAGATACGGACAGTTTGTGGGAGTTGGGGGTGGTACCGGTGATGTAGCCACATATATCAGAACCGGAGCCACAACCAGAGGTCGAGCCAAAGTAGCAGCGAACAAACTGTTCCAAGTTAATATAACAGAACCCGGATCAGGGTACACTACTGTGCCAGACATCACATTCACTGATCCTAACAACACCTTCGAATCTCCTGTAACAGTGAGAAAGAACAGTGGAGTATTGGCCAATCCTAGCTTTGTAAACAGAGGCACCCAGTTTGTCACAGGCAGCGGTGAAGTTGATGTAGGCGACGGGTATTCAGAGTTGTTCCAATCTGGCACATTTGTGGCCAGTCGCAGACTCGCACAACGGCCTACACCGGGTTCCAATGTGGTATTCAGTCATTTGCCTAGCAGAGTGTTCAAGTTAGTAAATGTGATAACCTTCCTTGGAGAGAATGACGGATCGTATACAGCGTTTTTACAGCTCAGCCCTGCACTAACTATATCAGAAGCACCACCTGACGGCACAGCTATTACCATGCGTCTAAAATACAGCCAAGTTCGACTCACCGGTCATGACTTCTTGGACATAGGTACAGGTAACTTCATTGACACCAATTATCCAGGAGTACCATTGCAATCAGCAATTCCTGCAAATGAAACTGTGGAACAAGGTGGCGGACGAGTGTTCTTTACTGCCACAGACCAAGACGGTAACTTCCGAGTTGGTGATTTGTTTGCTATTGAACAAAGCACTGGCATTGCAACCTTGAATGCAGATGCGTTTAATATTTCAGGATTGCAAGAACTTAACTTGGGTAATGTTACACTAGGTGGCGGATCAGCTACGATCACTGAATTCTCAACAGATCCGTTCTTTACCGCTGATTCAGACAACATTGTGCCTACACAACGAGCTATCAAGGCGTTTATTGCTGGACAGATCGGTGGCGGTGGAGCTAGCTTGAACGTTAACTCCGTGACAGCAGGTAGTATCTTTATCAGCTCAAACGTGATAACTACGGTGACATCAGGGCCAATCAAGATGAATGCTACCTTTGAATTCAGAGGCGGAGTTATCGGATTACCAATAGCATTCAATTACTTTTTGAACTAAATATATACATGGAGAATAAATTATGGCAACAGGAAGACTAGGAGCAGCAAATCTATCAGCAGCGACCAATACCACAGTGTACGACTGTCCAGATAATACATTTGGAGTAGTAACACTCAGCATATGCAATCGAAGCGCATCGGCAGTTACCATCCAAGTGGCAATTTGCCTTGCGGCAACCGCAGCAACCCCCGACCCTTCGGAGTATATCGAATTTGATGTTAGTCTAGCTGCCAAGGGTGTGCTAGAACGCACAGGTATTGTTATGGCTGCAGATCAAAGATTAGTGGTCCGCTCAAGTGCTACAAGCGTGAATGCTGTGGTCTACGGTATCGAAACATCAACAGCTTAATATAAGGATAAGATCATGGCAAGAAAAATCAATAGCGGACTTGTAGGTAGCCCTGCACTAGTAGGAACTATTCAAATTTCGCCCGACAATGCCTTGTCCACAGCTGCGGATCAGAATATTACTCTCAGTCCAGGCGGTACAGGAATCGTTGTTTCTACTGTAGATATTCAGTTAAATGCACAGACCGATTTGCGATTTGCAGATAGCGATAGCTCAAATTGGGTGGCTTTCCAAGCTCCGGCAACAGTTGCAGCTAATTTAACTTGGACACTGCCTGCTGCCGACGGCACAGCTGGTCAGGTTCTCACAACCAACGCATCCGGTACTCTGAGTTGGACATCAAAATCTGTTACACTCACTGATGAAACAGCATCTGCTTCTACCCATTATCCTTTGTTCACCGCCAGTTCATCAGGTACTGTGACTGGTATAAATGTGTCAACTACCAAAATGACGTATCAACCAAGCACTGGCAGAATGACTTTAGCAGGTGCTCAGACTGCGAGCAACACCACTAGTGGAACATTGGTAGTTACTGGCGGAGTTGGTATTAGTGGCGCACTGTATGTAGGCGCAGACATATATTCATATGCATCGTCAGATATCAGACTAAAAGAAAATCTTTCGAAGATTGATAACAGTCTAGAAAAATTGTTAAAAATATCAGGGTACGAGTATCACTGGAATAAAATTGCGCAAGAAATGTACCCAGAACGCACCATGCAGGACGTGGGAGTTATTGCTCAAGAAGTAAAAGAGATAGTACCATCGGCTGTGGTTGAAAGAGAAGACGGCTACCTTGCTGTGAGATATGACAAACTAATTCCCTTGCTGATAGAAGCTGTCAAGGCGCTAAAAGCAGAAATTGAAGATATGAAAAGAGGGATGTAATAATGCCAGTACAGTTATCGAATTGCGGAATTATTTTTGCCAATGGTCAACACAAGTGCCGCATTGAAGAACGCAATGAACTATACGTATGGAACACCAACAACTGGACACCAGAGAATGGCGGTCGTTGTTGCGCTTGGGCAGTACCCGCAGGCGTTACTTCAATCAGATTTGAAATATTGTCAGGTGGTGGCCCAGGCGGCTCGTCAGGTGGTGACTCAGATCACGGCACCGGCGGTCAAGGCGGCAACTACGGCTCAAGAACACTGCAAAAATCAGTGAATGGATTTACAGATGGCACAGTATACACGGTGTGTGCTGCTGGATCATCAAACTGTAGCTGCTGCTGTTCATGTAATCAAAATTGCCGTCATGGATGCACCAGCTTTGTCAATGGCACTGGCCTCAGCAATTTCTGTGCTATTGGTGGCATGGGTGGATCGACCAACTGGGACATGATCTCTAACTGTTATAACTGCCATATTGGCAATGTTCAATGCAGCGTGGGCAACTATAATGCTGGTTGGGTTAACCAAGTTTGTGATAGTCCAGTATACGGATCTGATGTATGTTTTAGAGGAACATCTGGGTCATATAATCATCAGTACAACTGTTGTGCTGATGCGTTCTCAGTTCAAGGCTCACCAAGCGGTCCGTTTTTTGCAGGACACGGAATTGGCAGCAAACATCGCTGCGTAGGCAATCTGGCCTGCTGTTCATCACATGCAGCTTTCCCAGGTGGCGGCGGCGCAGGACACGCAACTGACTCAGTTAATGCCTGCTGGGGCAGTTTTGGCGCAGGTGGCCTTGTTAGAATAACATATATCTAAGGAGAAATTAGAAAATGCCAGTACAATTATCAAACGTTGGTATCGTTTATGGCAATAGCCAACACCAATGTAAAATTGCAGAACTCAATGAACTATACGTATGGAACACCAACAACTGGACACCAGAGAATGGTGGTCGTTGTTGCGCTTGGACAGTGCCTAACGGAACAACATCTATAAAATTTGAAATACTATCAGGTGGTGGCCCAGGTGGCTCATCAGGTGGTGACTATGATCACGGGTGTGGCGGTCAAGGCGGAAATTATGGCGTAAGAACATTGACCAAGTCAGTGAATGGATTTACAGATGGCACAGTATACACAGTGTGTGCCGCAGGATCGTCAAACTGTAGCTGCTGCTGTTCATGTAACCAAAATTGCCGTCACGGATGCACCAGCTTTGTCAATGGCACTGGTCTCAGCAACTTCTGTGCCATTGGTGGCATGGGTGGGTCAACTTCATGGGACATGATCTCACAATGTTATAACTGCCACATTGGTAACGTTCAATGCAACGTGGGCAACTACAATGCCGGTTGGATTACCAACGTGTGTAATGACCCAGTATACGGGTCCGATATGTGTTTTAGAGGAACCTCTGGATCATACAATGCTCAATATGACTGCTGTGCTGATCACTTTTCTGTTGCAGGATCACCGTCTGGACCAATTTCAGCAGGACACGGCATTGGCGGTAAACATATGTGCGTAGGCAACTTGGCCTGCTGTTCGGCACACGCAGCTTTCCCGGGTGGAGGTGGCGCAGGACATGCCACTGCATCAGTTAGTGCGTGTTGGGGCAGTTTTGGTGCCGGTGGTCTTGTTAAAATAACATATAGTTAAGGAGAAATAAATGGCAAAAATAACCAAAATGCTGACATACAGCATACCGGATCACTTATATTCGTTGGAAAATACGTTAGGTAAAACCAGTACACAGCTATACGAAGGCCCAGAAGAAATAGTCATGTGGCTCGACAAAGAAACTGGGTATTTGATGGAGTGCTATGCACCAGAAGATGAACCTGATCGTCCACTACCATTGAATCTCAAAAGAGAAATATTAAAAGCAGACACTGACATAAACTGCTGCAAAATTGGATTGATCTACGGCGGATTAGAAAAACCAAAGATCTACGAAGTTTCTGTTGGCCCAGTTGATCAACCAAATGCCACAGTTGTAGATCCTTCAGATGTTAGAATAGTTTATGATAAACAATCTGTAACTGACGATTACACAGCACCGCTTAAATTCTTTGAGTACAAAAGAGATAGAAGTGATGAGTGGCTTAGAAGCATGAGAAATTCAAAACTAGCTGCAAGTGATGGCAAAATTGCTCCAGATATGCCAGAATCTCTAAAACAACAATGGTTGGATTATAGACAAAAACTCAGAGACCTTCCTGACGATTGGTTAGAGGTTCCTAACTATCTTGTGAGATTTCCGCGGAGTCCCGAAGACGGACCCAATATGGAATTTGCAGAGAATATTGGTGTTATTATGATCGCAGACAGAGATGCCTCTGATGCTGATGCTTTACAAAATCTACCCCCAGGCGTTTATTAATTTCGAATAGTATTGTGCTGGCAACAGCACAATACTCAACGCTCGCTCACATTATTCTTAGAGGCCTAGTCCTCAAAATAAATATCGTACTAGATAGCAAAGGTTACGATATCAATGAAAAAAGCATTTTTTATAAATGGCGGCGCAGGCCGAGTACTATGTGCCATTCCCGCACTAGAATACTATGTTAAAAATACTGATCCAACAGCAGTCATTGTTGTTGAAGGTTGGATCGATCTATATTTAACCAGCAAAACATTAGCAAATAATGTGCATCATGCTACCAACCCAGATCTTTTTGAAAAATTAAAAGATAGAGAAATCATAACCCCCGAACCGTATAAACTAAACGCATACTTTACTCAAAGATGCAATCTTGTTCAAGCGTTTGACATGCTGATCAACTACGATGTTCCTCCTGAAATCATCCCAGAAACCAAAGAATATAACATCTTCATTGGAAAAAAGGATATTGCACAAGCAAACGAACTAGTCAATGAAGCTAGAAATCATTTTAAAAAGCAACAAGTAGTAATCTTCCAACCATTTGGAAAAACAGCTGGATTACAGGGCAACACCATCATCGACGAAAGTGGTAGATCATTTGAAGTTGATGATATTGTAAAAATACTTGAAGAACTGAATAAAGATTATGCTGTTATAATGATGAGCGAGTTGAAAGTTCCTGGAAACAAAGCACTAGGAGTAATGGTGCCAGAGAGTGTTAGTTTATTGCAATGGACTGCAATTATCAATGCTGCTGATTATTTCTTGGGCTGTGACTCAGTGGGACAGCATATTGCACATGCCTTGAAGAAACCGGGCACGGTGGTTATAGGCGGCACATTCCCTGAAAATATTTCGTATCCTAGCAGCAGCACACTTACTATAATCGATAACGGCAAAGACGAAAGAAAATATTCTCCAATAAGAGTTGCGGTAGACATTAGAATTGATAGACACAATGAAAATCTAATGGTGCTTAGTGACGAAACTGTCAAGACAATTGTCAAACAAATTAAAACCACATTAGGTAAAACTGCCAAGGCGTATGTTGAACCTAAACAAGCTGCTGGGTGTTCTGCGCCTGGTTGTGCTTGAAATAAATGCTACAAGGAAAAATAATGCAAAAAACAGGATATATTGCAGGTATTGCTCGAGGGCATAATGCAGGAGTTTGTCTTTTAAAAGATGGACAAATTGTATTTTCTATTGAAGAAGAAAGACTATCTCGCTACAAATATGACGGCGGCCCGCTTGCGAGTATGATTAAAATTCTTGACTATACTGACAAGATCGATTATTTGGCAATATCTCACACACAAGATGACGACGAACCAATAAACGATTATGTAAGGCAAGATGTGTATTCTGCACTTGCTAGGAAGTTGAGATTAATCGACGATGTTGATACCCAAGTATTTAAATATCACGATCAACACCATAGAAGTCACGCCGCGTTGGCATTTTATAGATCTGGGTTTGATAAAGCAAATGCTATTATTGTAGATGGTGCAGGTACATTTATTGAACGCCCAGACGGTCGAACCATGTTTGAAGTTGAAAGTATATATGATTGTTCATACCCTGCAAACTTTGAGGAAGTGTACAAGCATTTTGGAGGCAACGGACCTTGGAGGACTGAACACTACAATAGTGATGGGAACGGTACAGAAGTTATAGTTAATGACAAAGCAGGTATTGTTAAAGCATACGAAGCTGTTACTAGATTCTGCGGATTCGACTCGATAGAAGCAGGCAAGACCATGGGACTATTCCCCTATGGAGAGCCAAACAAAGCACCAACGATTTATGAAAAATTTGGTGCAAATAAAAATTTAATTGTTCCAACTTATCCCAATGGCGCACTAGTCAATGAAGAAGTCTATGCTGAGCTGGATGACAGAGTGTACGATCCAAAAGTAATTCATAGATCAGTGACTGACCCTAACAATCAACGACAATTGCAGCGTTACGAGCAACAAATGCTGGAAGCCAATGCAGAAGATGTAACGAAATTAGCTTCTAGAAGAAACATGGCCTATAATGTCCAAACTGAATCTCAGCAACTAGTACTTGACTTGATTCTAAAATCAATCAAACGTACAGGTAATAAAAATATTGTTATCAGCGGCGGGTACGGGTTGAATTGTGTTGCCAACTATTTCTATCTACAGCACCTACCGGAAGGTGTAAAGATTTATGTTGAGCCAGTATCAAACGATGCCGGTACTGCAATGGGTGCTGCACTTTATCATTACTATAAAACATCTCAAGATACAAAAGTAAGATCAAAAGATGAAAATTTATTTTTAGGTCCAGTACAACATATCACTGAAGATGTAGTAATAGAAACTGCGGCCAAGTATGGTGGTAGTGTAACAATAAATGTTGATTACAAAGATGTTATTAAGACTATTAGATCTAAAAACATTGTGG